AAGATTCTAATGAATATTTGGAATGGGGAAGTACTGTTTTTGATTGGCGATCTAACCCATTATTAAATGAAACCGACATTGAAGAAGCTCGTAAAACTATGAGTAAAAATTTATTCGGTCAAGAATATGAATGTGATTGGGTAACTACTGAAGGTCAAATCTATGACTTAGCTGAAGAGAAACATCTTCAAGACTTAAGTGATATTTATGAAAAAGATAAGAGATTTGATTTCGTAGGAGGGTTGGATATAGGATATCGAGATGAAACTGCGTTTGTTGTATTAGCAACTGACAGTGATAGATTTTTCGCAGTTGATGAGTATATTTCTAAAGAAGGCACTACTTCTGCTCATGCAGAAAATATTCAAGAAATGATTGATAGATGGGGAATTGAAACAATATTTATTGATAGTGCCGCTCAACAAACAAAAGCTGATTTAGCTTATGATTATGATATTTATTGTGACAATGCTTTGAAAAGTGTTAATGATGGAATTGCTGCAATACAGGTATTAGTAGATACCGAAAAAATTGCTTTTGATGTTAATCGATGTGGGCATACTTATTCTTCACTTAGTAGTTATAGATGGAATCATCGAACGGAAACTCAAAAACCGCTTCATGATTGGTCTTCTCATTGTAGTGACGCAATAAGATATGCAGTTTATAGTTACCAGAGAACTCGCGTTAGCGTCTATGCCTGATTATGAAAAATTAAATATTGACCCAAAACAAGTTATAATGTATGATTATAATATGAGTAGGAGAATTATCTGATGGGAATGAGAAGTTGGATTATAGAGAAACTGAATCCGGCGCAACCGTACATTGCGTCTCAGGACCCCTATAATCTTCCCCAATCTATAGTAGATTATAAAACCGCATTTCGTGAGATTGAAGTAGTTCACAGAAGTGTAGAAATGATAATTAATGCTTTAGTGTCTATTCCCTTTGTAGTTGACGGTGGGGCAGCGAAAAAAATTAACAAATTACTTAACGTCAAACCTAATCCTTTTGAGGATAGGGTCCGTTTATTTAGAAGAGCATTTTTAGATTTTTACCTTGACGGAAATGCATTTTTCTACTATGATAAAGAAAGTTTATATTTATTACCTGCGAATGATGTGGAGGTAGTTGCTGATTCAAAAACATTTATTAGTCATTATAATTATCTAATATATGATCAGCAAACTGATTGGTACGGATTTGCTAAAGAAACAACCCGAGATGCCAAGATAACATTTACTCCCGATGAGATTATTCAAGTAAAAAGTGATAATGATCAATCGATTTTTCGTGGTGATAGTAAATTAAAAAATCTTCAAAGACTATTTGAACTATACTACGAACTCTTGGATTTTCAGCGTCAGTTCTTTAAGAATAATGCGATTCCAGGGTTGGTTCTAAAAACAGATAATGTTTTAAGTAGTAAAATTAAAGAACGCATGTTAGAAAGCTGGAGAGCTAGTTACTCTAATATTTTTAACGGAGCACGAAGTCCTGCTATACTTGATGGCGGTTTAAACGTTGATAGATTTAGTGAAATTAAATTTAATGAACTAGATTTTGAAAATAGTGTAGAACGTATACAAATGGATATCGCTAAAGCAATTGGTGTCCCATATGTTCTGTTAAAAAGTGGAAATAACGCAAATATATCGGCTAACGAAGTCTTATTTTATAATCATACAGTTATTCCTGCTCTCCAACAATTTTGTAGTGCTTTTGAACATTTCTTTAATGGCGGTGTTTATATTAACCCCGATAAGAGGTCAGTTGCGGCTCTCCAACCAGACTTAAGAACACAAGCTCAGTACTATTCTACCCTTGTAAATACAGGTGTTATAACTCCTGATGAGGCGCGCGAAGGATTAGGAATGAGTGTAATGAATACAGACGAAACTAACTGTATTAGAGTACCTCAAAATATTACTGGAAGTGCTACTGACCCAAGTCAAGGTGGACGACCTAGTGAGGATGAAATTCAAATAATAACAGAGGATAACGAGGATTTAGCGAATGAATAAGACATTTTACTTAAATAGTAACTTCGAAGCAAAAGCTATTTCTAGCCGTAAGAAGACAGGTCTTAAAATTGCAGGTTATGCTAATACGACTGACAAAGATCGTACTGGAGATATTGTAACCGCACAAGCCTGGGCTAAAGGCGTAGAAAATTATAGAAAAAACCCAGTCCTTTTATATCAACACAAACACGACTGTCCTATCGGAAGAGTCGATAAAGTAACCGTTGATAGAAAAGGACTTTTTGTTGAAGCTAATGTTAGTGATGCAGCAGAAAAATTACACTCAGTACATTCCTTAATTAATGATGGAGCATTGAAAAGTTTCTCAGTCGGATTTAGAGTTAAAGATGGAAAATACGACCAAAAAACTGATTCAATGACAATTACGGAAGTAGAGTTACTTGAAATTAGTGTAGTAAGTGTTCCCGCTAATCAAGAGTCTTTGTTTAGCGTTAGAAAAAGTTTTGAAGATAACCACCAAGAATATGCTGAATTCGTAGAGAAATTTGCGAATAAAGAAACAAATAAAAATAACATTGACACTCGTGAGAAGGATCATTTAGGAATTAAAGTTGGTATAACTGACATTGTTGCGGATCATTATCATACTTATGAAATTGATGATTCCGGTAATGGAGTTACCACTTATGCTTCCCATAAAATGAACCATTATCATATGATTGAGGATTACGATATCCGTTCTGCGGATTATCCAGTAGTCCATTCTCACACTATGGCAGTGTCAGCGAGGCCGGTAACGGCCCAGCCAGAAGAAGAGGAGATTGACAATATGGATAATATTGAAAGACCTTTATCTCCCTCAGAACAAATGGCTTCTCAAGACACTCCAGACACTGGAGTTACGGTAGTTGAAGAGATGTCTCAAGAGGATTCTCAAGTTGAGATCAAGGCAGAAGAATCTTCACAAGATACAAATATTGAAGCTACCACTGATGAAGATTCTGCACCTCAAATTGACGAACCTATCGTTGAAGAGAAAGCAGAAGAAACTTTGGAAGCTTCATCTTCGAATGAGGAATTTTCTGAGGAAGAAATCAATGAAGAATCAGATCCTTATGAACCTATCCCCTTTGTAAACATGCTCTCGACGGAAACGGCAGCATTGCCACATGATAAATGTGTAAAATACGATGGCAAAAGATTTAAAATTGTCAAAGTAGCAACCGCCGAATCCCCGAATTTCAAATTTTTAGAAATTGACTTAAATGGAAATTCGAGAGATAATAGTATAACAGTTGATGCAGAAAAATTAGCTGTTGTCAATACATGGGATATCGGATCGAACTATGATATTTCTTTAGCAAATATCTCTAGTCCTTCTCACATGACGGATTCTGATAGAGATGAGATTAAATCTACTTATTTTAATCTTGCTAATATCACTGAACAAGAAGCTTATCACCTTAAAGATAACGATCTTGTTAAATCAAGCGAAACCTACCAACACAAACTTAATACCCTACTCAACCTAAAAGCAACTTCTGAAAGCGAATGGGCAGACTCTAATTATAAATATGCCCTGTATGCGAACACCATGATTGAAGAACTGAAGAAAATAGAACCTAGCGCAGAGCGTGACGTTTTGTTATCAGTACATGGTGTAAAATATGAACCTAAAAAGGAGAATGATAATATGGCTACTCAACCAGTAGGTGACATTGTCAAAATTGATACTGGGGCATCTGAGAAAAAGAGTGAGGAGACGGCAGCAGTCGTTGCTCCTTCGGCTCCGATCGAAGAGGCACCCCCTGCATCAGCCACTACCGAAGTCTCAGAGCCGCGAGTGGCAGAACTGGTGCAGAAAACTGGCGAAGCAATCATTAAAGAAGGCGACGCCAAGGATCGTACGGAGACAGACTTTACTCCAGTCGAGACTGAAAAAGTTGCAGAGATGCAAGCGGAGATCAATAAGTATAAGGAGCAGATTGCAGCTTATACTCAAAATAAAATGGTCTACCAAGAGAGCACCCGAACTCAGCAGCAGTTCTCTCCTCAAGAGATGAGCAATGCTTTTATGCTGTCTAAAGCTCTTAATAAATCTGACCCATTTGACACCAAGCTTGGTGCCAGAATGAAGGCAGTAACGTCAGTTGATGCGTTCTTAAGCAACTGCTCAACTAACGTTTATGAAGAAATGCAGCAACAGCTCGTAATCGCTCCAATGTTTGAGCGTATTGCAGTTGACG